GTAGATTTAAAAGCACCTAGTATAGGTAAAATAATAAAACAAGGCACAAGTCGTGGTGAAAAATCTGTGCATTATAAAAAAAAACGTAATCATATTATAAATATTTTTGGCTAATGGATTTAATTATATTACAGGACGGCCTATATTATTTAATTACTGTAACTAAAGAAATGACTGATGGTGAAGTTTTTAAAAATTGTTTTGATTTATGTGATATAATGAGAGAGAAGTTAGCTGTTTTTGATAACAATATAAACAAACATCTTTTAAAAGATGGTAGTGTATTTTTTGGCTGTGTCTGTACTTAAATTATTGGTTGCGGAACACACATAAATTTAGTGTAAACTCCTTGTTCATTAACAAATTTTCTGTCAAGTTCTTTAATTAAATCACTAGAATACTGATACCCATAAACCGTGCAATCGTACACATCATCAAAACCATTAGTTTTTATAGGTACCTGTTTACATTCATTGCCTGGAACAGTGCTGCAAATATACATAAATAAAAATATTTTAATCATTGACAAATCTTATTAAAATCCTATATAGTAATCATAAATAAATGAAAGGTACAAATGACTGATATAACTAAATACCGTAATGTTTCCCTTACAAAAGAAACATACTCTACTTTAGAAAAGTTGTCGAAGGTATTATTACCAGACGCAAAGCTATCAATAAGTAAGACAGTAGAAGCAATAGCAAACGAAAAAGTTAAGAGACTTAACGGAAAGATGAAAAATGTTTAATATAACTGAAGAACAAAGAAAACAATTACTACAATACATGTGGAACAGACCTTACGGAGAAGTTACACAACACATTGCAATGTTGGTAAAATTAGAAACTATACAGGAGAAAAAAAATGACAGCGGAAAAAAAGACGTGCCCAAAGTGTCGGGGTAACGGATTTATTAAAGTGTTATTAGAAGAAGGTAGAGTAGACGTTGTTGCTCAATGTACTTTATGCAATTCAGAAGGAGAGGTTTATGACAAAGAGTTTGATGATTATTTTGATAGTTACCCTTTGCTTAAGCCATTGCAGTAAAAATATTGATCCAACAACTACGATACTTAAATACATAATAAAAAATGGTAAAAAACAAACAAGTCCTTGATTTAACAAAAGAAATAGAAGAACTATCTTTAAGATTAAAATATGTTGAAAAAGATAATTGGAATCTTGCGAAAGAAGTAGATCGACTAAACGAGTATGTACAGATCATGGAACTAGAAAGGAATAACAAATGAGTAAGAAAGATAGAGACTGGATAGATGTCCAAACTAAAATACAAGACAATATAGAAGAAGGATTTGAGGAAATTTCTAAAATTTTTGATGACTCAAATACTGATGCCATAGTAGTTTTTTATTTTTTAATGTTTTGGAGCAGAGTTATGGGTCATTACGGTAAGAATGGAGAAAAACATAACAACGAAAATGTAATTAAATTAATTACCAAAATGATGGAAGGTCATCTTCCTCGAGATGTTTATGGTAATTTTGATAAAGAACTTAATAATTAATAACAGAAAGGAAGACAATGATAAAAGAAGCAATTAAGGCAGAAGATAAGGAATACGCAAAAGGAGTTCTTGTAGGTAAGAACTTCGGTAACAGAGGTACAGGTTTTAACGGAACTTATACCCATCAATACACAGGCCTGATAGGAGATCTTATAACTCATAGAATACTAGGGTTAGAATATCCGACATATGGTGAGGGCATTATAGCTGAAGACATATCTATTAATAATAAGATGGTCGATATAAAATCTATGGCTCGTAACTTTGATATGAGAGATAACTGGGTACATAACTTTGTAGGTTATCAAAAAGATATACCCTCTGATATATTATTGTTTGTTAATCTTAACAAACGAGAAGAGCATGTAGAGATATGTGGTTGGTTACCTAAAAAAGACTTTTTGGATAAAGCTAAATTTTACGAGAAGGGTGAACTACGGCACAGGGATGATGGTACAAGCTTCCCAACAAAGGCCCCATTGTATGAGATAGAGCAACATCAGCTTAATCAAATTGATAGTGTGGCAGACCTTAAAAAGATAGGTGCGTAGTGCCCTACTCTGATCCTAATGATCTTCGTAGATTAAAAGTAGATCATGCGTATGAGAACTCGGAACGTGGGTATGTGTTAAGAAACATTGGTTCTAAATACAACCCATCACGGCAAACGAAATGGATACCAGAGATCACGAAACAGGATTTTTGGCAGTTGTATATGAACCACATACAAATCATGAAGGAACGTTTTCCTAAAACGAATGGCAGAATTTGTAGTTATTGTTTGAAAGAATATTCTTTTATGAGACGTTTGGGTACTAGAGGCAAAGGGTATACAGGCCAAAAAAGTCAGGTGCAAACTAACTTTTCTATAGATAGATATGATTCTAGGTTGACCTACAAATATAATAATGTAGTATTCTGCTGTGTCGGATGTAATCAAAGAAAGAGAGATAGTAATCCAGAGGATTGGACTAATTATATTAGAGTGGGGAGAGAGATAGGTTATGATACGTAAATTACTAATGCTTATATATCATTACTCAACATACTTAAGTAGTTGGTCATGGCAAAAATTATACGGAAACAGAGAGAGGGGATATGGTTACAAAAAAAGAAAAATGGGACGGTAAGTCTAGACCGAGTACCGATAAATATAGAGAAAATTTTGATAAGATATTTGGTAAGAAAAAATTTAATAGGTTACAACAAGAACAACGTGATCAAGACAAAGCCTACCAGAAAACTAAAAAGATAAAATATGAAATGGAATAAAAGATTTGAGTATCCTAGATCCATGAGGTCTATGATCGGTGGTAAAAGACACTATGATATTAATAAAGATAACAAAAAACTGCCTAGTGTTACGACTATATTGGGCCAAACACAAAGTAAAGAGAAGCAAGAATCATTGTCCAGGTGGCGTGACAGGGTAGGCATTAACGAAGCTACACGGATCACGGAAACTGCAGCAGCTAGAGGCACGGCTATGCACAATATACTAGAAGCTTATGTTAATGGTACAAAACGCATAGATCTAACGCCTTTAGGTAGACAAGCAACGGTTATGGCAGATCAGATCATAAAAGATGGCTTAAACAATAGGTTATCTGAAGTATGGGGCAATGAGGTTACCCTATATTACCCCGAATTGTACGCAGGAGCCACTGATTTAGTAGGTGTATATGATGGGGTCGAAAGTATAATAGATTTTAAGCAATCAAACAAGCCCAAACGGAGAGAGTGGATAGAAGATTACTTCATGCAACTTGGAGCATATGCCATGGCCCACAACTTTGTGTATGGAACAAACATTACACAAGGCGTGAATTTGATCTGTACTAAAGACAATTTGTTTCAAGAATTTATAGTCGAGGGTCAAGAATTCGTTGATTACCAACACAAATGGCTTGCTAGGGTAGATCAATACTATAAAATGAGGCAAGAATAAGGCAAGATTCTGCCCTATAGTACCTTTTCAAACTAAATAAAAAAAAAAAAAAATAAAAAAGTTTAAAAAAGCTTACACAACGACACAAAAACAGAAAACTGTTGGTACATATAGCTTAATTAAGCAATTCTTGTGTAAAATGACCTTACACAGCGTTACACAATTTACACAAAGACGTCTCCCTACGCGAGACAACTTTTTTGGTTTTTTCTACAACCTCTTTTGGTTTGAAAAGGTACTATAGAGATGTTATTAGTTATCATGCCTAAAAAGAAAATTAAGAATAAGAAAACGATTCCTCTTAATGTGAGAGCATTAGGCAATGATATATCAGCATATCCATTTGTAGAGATTGAGTGGGCGGATATTGAAGGTGATGCAGGTTGGTCTGATACTAAAGATTTAAATAAATCAAAACTACCTATATGTGTATCCAAAGGTTATCTGGTTAGCCAAACAAAAGGTGTGACTAGAATATTTACTGATTATATTAAGACTAAAGATAAACCTACCTTTGATACTATCGGTAACACTACTATAATACCAACGTCTGTAATTGTATCTATTAAGAAAATTAATTAAGTTTCTTTAACTTTGGAAGCCTTGATTCTTTAACCTTACTTTTAACTTTCTTGGTTAATTCTTCTGCTTCAACACCCTCTAATATAGGTGAGTATTCATCTATAATCTGTTTCATTCTTGATTCTAGTTCCTCTGCTGATAGGTCATCTATCTTACCTGTTCTAATAATTTTCTGCTCTATATATAATCCTGCTGCCTTACCTCTAGCAACTTCTGCATTTGTCGCTGCTGAAAAAGCACCCTTGTCCATTGCTGCTTTTCTAATCTTGGCTAATTCTGTAATATGTCTTTCAAATGTAACAGCATATTTCTTCTGGTTCTCTTCTCGTAGTTCACCTATGTAATTGACAACCAATGGATATTTCTTGGGGTTCTGTAATTCATATGCTCTGATCCTTGCGGCCTCTCCATAACCAGCTTCTTTAGCGCATTCCGTGCCATTCATACGACCCTCATTAGCTACAACTAATTGAGCAAATTTAATCTGTTTTTCTGTTAATCTTTTTGGTACTCCCATATGTTGACGTATAGAGTAATTTAGGGTACAAGTCAAATTTATGATAAATGCGAAAGAATTAGCCAAACAATTAGATAGATTTTTAAAATCACCAACATGTCAAAATGCTAGAGTTCAAGTTAAGTTACCTAGAGGTGAGTTTCACTCTCCAGATGGTTACTTTGATATAAATTCTATAACACTATTTGAAAACAATGTTATAGGTGCAAGAGAATCTCATAGATTAGTGTTTGAAATATCCACTGGTGAAAGTTGGAGAATGTCTGCTGTTAAGAAAAAACTTTAGATGTGGCAAAACCTGAAACAGAATTCTGGAAGTATTGGAAAAAAAATACGCCTGTGCTTTCACATACTAGGTTGGAAAACACCTGTGTACTTGGGACTCCTGATATATTGGTTTTTAATTCTAGTGGTCACTGCTTCACTATAGAACTCAAGGTCGTACAAACTGGAAATAAGATTCGCCTGTCCCCTCACCAAATATCTTTTCATCTTCGACACCCCATCAACACATTCATATTGGTTAAAGATGTTAAGAAATCACGCCTGTGCTTGTAC